TAGCCAATGAAACGCATAGCCGCTAGCTTGTTTCTTTTGTTATATCCAGCGCAGGTAAATGCGCAGGTAAATGCAACCGCAAGTCCAATCTCAAATAGTAGCGGCTCAGTGGTTAATCAGGCCGTGCAAGTAACACCTAGTGCGCAGCATAAGTATCACTATGGGTCAGGTATTACATGTGATGGACCAACACTTAACATATCTCCGTTCTTATCAACAACTAACAGCTGGGCACAGCCATGGGAGGAGACGTACAACGAACCTGTTTATGACAACAGTGACAACTTTGGGTTGATTGACCCTGAAACTGGGCTGAATGGGCCCGATGGAATCCCTGATAATCCAGGCGCAGTCCTGTTTTACAAGCCGATTCGCACGGCACAGAAATCGAACTTCAGTGTCAACGGTGGTATTACTGCCACCATCAGCATCCCCCTGGGCCGTGAGCCCATCGAGTTGTGCAAGCAAGCGGCCCGTCGGCAGGTCCAGCTGTACGAGCAGGCGCTGGCTGACAAGAGATTGAACTACGAGATCGCGAGACTCAAAGCATGCTCGACCGCCCTGCGTGAGGGGTATGGCTTTAGTGAAACCAGCCCGTTCCGTGCCATTTGTGCTGACGTAGTGCTCAAGCCCATACCTGTGGAGCAGCACACGCACAGATTTATTTACCCGTCATCCGACGCAAAGCCATCAGTGCGCGACTCCGATCTCGTTGCGCCAGGATCCGCTCCCTCACCGATACCGGTTTCTCCTTTTTAAGCAGCAGCTTTTTGACCACTTTCTTGGTCACAGGTTTGGCCAGCTTCTGCAAGATGGACGCCAGTGGTTTGCTGAAGATAGCGACGGTGGTTGCTAGGGCTGCGGTTAGGGCGACGCTGACCGTAGGCCCTGCGTCTGGGATGTAGTTGCCAATGACCTGGCCGATGGGCGCAGGATCCCAGATCTTCACGCACTCACCGTCGACTAACTCATACCCAGCCAGTACCTTCGTACCGATTTTGTTCCAACTGCCTAAGGGATCAGCGCCAAACGGAGGGCACGGCTGCTCCCTTGCCACATTGGTTGTGTCGGGAATTGTCGAGCCCGGCGCCTGTGGAAGAGTGGGTTGTACCGGGGGCGCCATGACCTCCGGTTTTTTTATGGGCGCTGCTGGTGGTTGCACCCATGTGAACTCACGGGGCCGATAGTCGAGCGCCTCAAACGTAGGAACATTGCCCTGGCACAGAGTTACGTTGCCCTTTGGGTCAGTAGTAAACGCATCAGTGCCACTGCCTGAATTAATGCGGGCACGGACGCAGCCCGGCATATCAATCACCGGCCATGTGGCCGAGGTAACAGGCGGTGCAGTTGGAAGAGACGGTGACGGTATGACGTAGGGCGCAATGATGCGCGGCGCACCTATCTCTCCAACTGTTAGCTCTGGTATCTCTGGCACTACGGAATAATCGGCACAGCAGGGCCAATGCCAGTCGGTGCTTGAGGCAGAGCCTTGTCAATCTGCACAGGCATCATCTCTGTCATTGACTGCACCAGCTCAAGCTTCAGTTCGCTGATGTATTTGTTGGCAAGAGATGGCAGCTGCATGTAACCGGCAGTGCCGATAGCCAACGTTCCTGTCGAAACGATGAACCCCACAGTGCCCAATAAGTTGAAAACCTTTTGCATGGGTAAAAAGCAGAAAAGCCCCGGTGGTGTCACGGGGCTCTTCTCTCGTGTGAGGAGACCCCCGAGGGGGTGCTCAAGTTATAGCCTAAAAGGCCCAGTCCAGCCCAAGCTTGGATCCGACGGTGAGTTCGTCACCGGTAATCCCACTGAGTTCCGCATAAACGCTGACGTTGTCGTTGACTTTGACGGAGCCCCCAAATTTGCCAGCGATTTCCAGCTCCTGATCAGCACCTGAAGGCATCACGATGGCAGGACCACCTTGGATATAGAAGGTATAGGTGCCATCAGATGTGCGGTAGCCCACGTCAGTTGTGAGCGTGCCGCCCAGGGCCTCATTGCCGTAGGTCGCACCGTTGTATTCAGGATTGACGTAGATCTCGGAGCGGGCAGGTGATCCCAGCGCAACTGCGGAAGCGGCGACACCACTCGCAATTAGAAGTTTGATCATGTGGAAGAGGTTGTACGTTTTCCGTGGCCAACATAGCGATTTAACTTTCAGCCAGCTCAGGCCATGCAGTTGCTAGTGCCGGATTCGCAATCATCACAGGGTTGCCGTCGTCATCAACAACCCCGTTGCCGTCGTCATCAACCTGCTGCACCTGGGCGTTGCCTTTAAACAGTTCGCGCAGTTGCTCAACCGTGGTGCAAGCGTTGATTTCTGTCTCCCGTGTGTTGCTGACGGTGCGCATGGCTGCGCGATAGGTCGTGTAGTTGGCAGGCTTTGCCGCCTTAAACTCAGCAAACGACGTGGCTTCGTCAAGCGCTTTGGTTACAAGTTCGTCAGACAGACGCAAGACAGACGCGCAATGATTTTTAGTGTCGGCAATCTTCTTTGCTTTTAATTCGTCTAAATTTTTAGGATTGTCAGGCGACCAATAGTATTCCTGATCGTAATAAGCGGGAGCAACGTCGCTCACCATCGTCACGCCGATGGATTCCCTGGTCGCAATGTCAGTTGTAAGGATATAGCCAGCAGGAAATTGTCTGCCGTCTTGGTGAACCCATGCCTTGTTTGGGTTGAGGGTGATGCCGTTGTGAACAAAAGCCATGGGTTAAATCCAATAGTGTGAGGTTAACGAGCAAGCCCGCCATTAGCAGAGAAGGGATTTTCGGCCCAAGCTCCATAGAGAATTGTCTCATTTGGTATTCCAAGTTCTTGAAGGCTGGTAGCTCTAACCTTAAAACCATTGCTCAAAAAGTCACAAGCGTTATATGAACCTTCAGCACTATTATTTTCCCAATTAAGATGTGCATCTATTGGATTATCTGTAGCTCTTTGGCTATCAAAAACCATCCAGTTGCGCGAGGCAGAGTCCATGCTCTTGCAAAAAATTAGAGCAGGACGGAAGCCTAGGTAGACAAAAGGACCGTCTGTATCACCTGTAGACTCGAAACTGCCGAACGCGCTATAGCCTGCGACAGCCGCAAAGCAGTATGCAATGTGCGTATCCCCACTAGAACCGATAGATCCTGCCCTAATGCCAACAGTAGTGCTGTTTCTGTGATAAAGATCAACCCCTGCAGTTGCTTTTGCACCAGATGTGTTCAGGTAAAGTTCATCTCTAACGGGATTAGAAAAAACCTCAGAATAAACAGCCCAGTCACCCGTATTGTTTAGCCGTTTAGTGATAACAAGATCAGGAATAACGTTTAGCTGATGACCCCAACGGTGACTGGACGGAGTGTTGTTTCCGTTATTTGTCCACTTAACAATAGAAAACCCAGCAGTTGGATTTGCTTTTACTGTTGCCTGCACGTCACCGTCAAAGTTAGACGCGCCAGCGGTGCTATTTGTATTAGCTTGCCCGCCCATTCCTGAGTGGTTCGTGCAGTAGTAATACAGCGTTGCTACACCCGAACCAACAACAATCGTTGTCTTGGCTCCTGCACTACCAGGCGTTCCAGTAGCAGTTACGCCCGTGGTGTACTCACTGCCGCCGCCATGCGTTCCATCAGACGTAGTGGAGAACCGCAGGGGATGGCCTGAGTTGCTGCTGTCTGACTGGTCAAAAACGTAAGTGCTGCCCTCCTCAAGGTCAAGCGTTACTGCACTTGTGCCAAAGTCGT